AACGCAAACCAAGATTGATGCCTTCACCTTGACGAACCACTTTAGGTATTCCTGCTGCACCAAGACGCAAAATTTTGTCAACAACACCAGCCTCAGCCAACACAGGATATTTTGCAACCATTTGTGCGGTTGACATGTCGGCAACTAATCCTGCTCTGCCTCCGTATCCCATGTTGGCTTTTGCGCCAACACCCACACGACTCAACGGGTCAATATATACTTGAACACCAAAGTTTAATCCTGTGTCACCCAACAAGCCGTCCCTGCCAGTTGAAATAAAATTGTTTACAGGGTCAGTACCAAACAAAGAGTAATCTTTGTTTGTTATATTTTTTCCAATGCTTCTAAAAGTTGGACGGTTTTCATTCAACCATTGTTGTTGCTTTTTCAAATCTTCAATACGACTGTCAAAACCTAAGGCATCGTTTAAAGCAATGTAAGGACCAGCAGCATACCTTGCACCAACTTGAACAGTGGTTTGTGCGGCTGCTTGGACAAAACGATTATAATAACCCAAACCTTCAAAAGTTTGTTTGAGAATAGGCAACTGTGTTGCTTTAGCCAGACCACCCAAAGCAACTTTGCCCACACCTTTGACGGCACCAAAAATACCGCCACCACCATCAGCAGGTTTATCCTCACCACCTCTAGTGATGTTTAACAAATCTCTTACACGACTCTTTTTTTGTCCCGCACTGAGAAGTGGGTCATCCATAATCCTTTGGATACCAGTAGTTTCAGTTTCCTTTAACTCATCACGATTAGCAGTCGGACTAGGAGGTACGGGTGGAGTGTTGCCAATAGTTTTACCAATTGGTTTAACGACAGCCAAAGGTTTCTTGTTTAAAAGAGCCTTATCGGACAGCAAAGGGTTCTTTAAAACAACCATTGTTCTATTTAAAAATCAACTCGTGAACCAAAACCACCGAAGTTTGCTAACGCTTTTTTAAGTCTTTTTCTTTCTTCAGGTGTCAAACCATCAACCTCACCAGCAACAGGTGTATCATCGTATGTTGGCATACTAGGTGTTGCAGGTGTTGCTACTGGTTGAGGATAATCGGTTTCAGCATCAACCTTTTTGCTTGCAGCATCATCCATAGCCTTTCGGAAGGTTTCCATAATGTCGCCTTCGGAACTAACACGATTAGTGTTCAAACTAGCAAGAGCGTCAGCGAACTTGCTGTTGATACCAGAAGCCAATCTAGGTTGCTCCAAAGCCAAATAATCCCTGCCAGATTTAGCGGCACCCATACCAGAATTTCTTAAAGCATCCACATAATTAGTCTGTGCGTTCCCATACTGTGTATTAGACCTAGAAAGCAACTGTTTCATAAAAGTATTCATAGACGCATCAGAAGCCGACTGTTCCGCAACCTTACCCGTATCAGCACCCTGAGACTGTAGTGCAGCCATCAAAGCATTTTGTTGCTGAGGCATGTCAATCAAAGGAACATCTGTATAAGCACTAGGATTAATCAATCTAGACAAAAAGTTTTGTTCAGAAGCGTTAATATCTGTCCCAGCCTGACCCAATACTTTTTGCAAAAAGTTTAACTGGTCCTGCTTTTGAGTTCCCAAAGCAACAGTTTGTGGGTCATAAAGGTCAGCCAAGCGTTTCATAGCATCAGTTTTGGCGGTACCAGCACGAGTTTCATAACCGCCAATAGATTTCATAATCGCATCAAAAGCAGCCTTGTTGTCTGTAGTTTCTTTATCTATTTTTGCTGTAGCAGCATCAGCCTTAATCGTTTCGGCTTTTTCGTCAGCCTGAATTTCCATGTATTCTTTGCGTAACATCGCACGATTAGCAGGCGTGTCAGGCAAACCTGCAGCACGCAACTGTTGATTAATATAATCTTTTACAGGAGTAGAATTTTTTGCCATGTTTGTATTTCCATTCTGTGAACCACCCGCAGGTGGCGGTGGTGAATCATTTGTTTTATCAATACCATTAGGGATGCCATCATTATCAGCATCTTTTTTAGCCCAAGCGGTTTGTTCTTTTAAACGATTTTTTTCTGCAAGTTGGCGTGCTTCACCTTCTTTTTTGGCGTTTGCTTCAAACGCCGCCCTAGATTTTGATTGCTCAGGAGTTAAAGTATCCCTAGTTCCTTTAGGAATTTTTGTGTCCGCAGTTGGTCCAGTGGCAGCATCAATTGCCGCTTGAACTTCTTCATCAGTCATCCGAACCAAACGACCATTTACATATTGGATAGCCATAATTAGTAGCCTTGCAACTGACGCAACTGTGTTGCTGTATCAATGATTCTTTGGTTTTTGGCTAATGCCAAATCGTTTATATATTGTTGCAACTCTGATTCCGAGTTTGTTTCGTCCACGCTAATCTGATTTAATTGGTCTTGCAGATTAGATGTTTCTGCACCCAAACTGCTTTGCAGATTGGTTGCATACTGTTCCAAACCTTTACGCTGAATACCCGACTTCACATTAGGACCAGCCAAACCACGCCTACCATAAGAAGCCATCTTGGGTGCAAAGCCTTCAACATACTGTTTAGTAATATCAGACATCTTGCGTGACCCACGCTTCTGACCCAAAGTAGCAGCCTGTTGATTGGCAATAGAACGATTCCTTCTCCTCAGAATCGCACCTGCTTCACTTAAACCATAATTGCCTGAAACAGCATCCATCATGCTCATTTAATACCTCGTCTGTTCTTTAAACTTATTTTCAGGCTTACTTTTTAAACCATCAATTTCTAGTTGCAACCGTTCCAATTCGCCACGCAACGAAGAAAAGATGCTTTGTAAAGCATCTTTATCGGTACCACTTAGCGTGGACAAGAAAGGTGAGTTCCAAGCCATTAGCCGAAAATCTGTGAACCCAAAACAGTTTGGTCGCTAGAAGATGCCGAAGCAATCACAGCATTAGTAATACTGGTAACTGCTGCAGTAGCAATCTGCGAATACGCAATAGCACCAGAATCAATGTTTGTCCCAGCCGTAGTTGCTTCAACAAAAGTTTTTACATCGTTAAAGTTTGCGTTCACCTCGGTTGCAACGGCAGCAGTGCCGTTGGTAAATGTGTTGGTAAGTGTTAGAGTAGCCATAATTAACCTTTAACTTTCCGTGCCTGATATTTGTATCCAATACTGTTGATACCCCATTTTTGTCCTGATGGACCGTTAAATTCAAGTTGAATACATTTTGCTAAACCCAAATTTGAACCAGTCAAAATAGTGCTAGAAATAGCACCAGCAGACCAATTCTCTCCCCATAAACCTGTACCCCAAATAAGACCGCTAACGGGCGGTGTTTGAGTCAAGTTGAATATGCGGCGTTCGTTACCAACGCTTTCATCAAAGTTGTGGTAAACATTCACCACAATGGTTTGTGGTGAAGAAACTTCTTTAACAACAACATCAGGTCTGCGAAACATTTTCTTTTGCATATAAGACCCACCATCAAACCAGCGTGTCCGATAATAACTTTCAAAACCTGCATTAGTACCAGTGATATTGTCAAACTCGTCACCATACATGTCAACCTTAATAACATAAGGTTCAGTTGGATGAATCATCAACTTGTATTCGTTGTTACTTGAATCAACAAAGTCGCAACCAGAAATCAACCCTTTAGAGTCCGTACAAGAAAACATTGTATAAACACCACTACGAATAGATGGGTCCAAAACAAAATTTACTGTAGGAGTAGAAACCGTAGTAGAAGTAGAATACGGCATAGACAACCACGCACGCTTACCAACCCAAGACAAACTGATAGAAGCACGGTCAGTCAAATTTATATACTCTTGGGCAAACAAAGAACGAATGTTTTCAAACATGTCCCTAATGGAGGAACCATTATAAAAGTATGTTCCATCATTATGAACATAAAAATATACTCCAGTTTCTGAGACAGCAATACTACGAGCAGAACTAACACCTAAACGGTTTGTTAATTCAACAACTTGAAAAGTTGCTGAATCATAACCAGTTAAAACATATATAGCGTTCTGTTTAAAAATCATTAACTGACCAGAAACAACAGCCAAACCTTTAATACCGTCACCGCCGCCAACAACTTCAACATAATCAAGTTCAGCCCAATTCTCAGGAGAGTTTTCCAAAGACCAATACACCCTGTTGGAATAGTTGGTTGCACCAATAGTCACATCGGCAGCAAACAATTTGTTTGTATGAACAGCCAAATGTTTAGCCTTAAACAAAGTATGAACCGTTGCATCAGGAGTAACAAGATAGTTGGAACCACTAATAGCCGTCAAAGCCGTAGCAAAAGCGTCACCAGTAGCCCAACGATACACCGAAGCAGCATCAGACAAATACAGGTCTTTACCCCAAACAGCAGAAGCCATACCATCAGCATTAGTGGCAACAACATCATTACCAGACGAATATTGCAACTTAGAGAAGTTGCCGCCAGTAGAACTATAAACATTAGTGGCGGTAAACAACATAAGTTTGTTTGTTGCACCATAAAAAGGTGTAATTCTACGGGGTGTCCAAGTGCCCACCACCGCAGTAGTGTTTAACTGGCGTTGCGCACCACGAGAAAACACTCCACCTCGTGGGTCAATTTCAACATTCAACATTTTAGGTGACTCAAAGTTAGCCAACTGAAACTGGTCGGCACGAAAGTTTATGCCACCAGTAAAATCAGACACTTCAACAATGTTTAAACCAGCCATTAATACTGGCTCCAATCAAAGTTCCGTCCCAAAGTAGCCGTCCAACCATTAAAGGTTGGACGACCCTTAGTACGACCAGCAGACACAATAGTGTAAGCATGACTAGTTGGCTTAGTAACATTCGCTCTAGCCAACTGAACACCTTCATCAAAAGCCCGTTTATAAACCTCAGCCATAGCCGCATCTTCCAAACTTTGAAAAATACGGGAACAAGCATAATAAACTAAAGCAAAATGCAAATTAGGGCTAGCATCCACAGCACCACCAGTAGTAGCCCAATCAATCGGCTCACGATAACCACGAGCAGTCAAAGTCCGAACCGTACTCGGCTTCGGAAACAAATGTATCTTCCCCTGCCACACAGCATAAAACAAAGGGTCACCAGAAGTATCATAAGTACCCAAATAAGTTTCCTCTAAAGTATCGTAACCAACCATCTCCAAACGCTTACCAATACCCGTAGCATCCGTAATAGAAACAACACTAGCAATAGGGTCAGCCGTCAACGCCGAAATTGTGTAAGCCCTCTGGTTGGCAACCGTAGCAAAAGTAAACGAAGTTTCCAGAAAAGTCCAACGCTGCTCCAAATCTAAAATACGGTAATAACCGTCACGAATATAAAGGTTTAATAGCGAATCGGACAGGTCCTCGGTGTCAAGGTCAGTGATGTCTCGGACTGTGCTACGCAAAGTAGAAGCAGTCATCGTTTGGTAAGCCATTATGACTCCTTGGATTTAGTCGTTTTGCGTGAATGACCTACGCACAGTTCTTGTCCACGCACCCGATTGGCTCCACAGGTATCATCGTTGCCCGTACATTTGTCGCCACGACCAATGTACGGTCCACTAGCAGACGCAGGTTTAGCACCCGCTACTGCACCAGCAGGGCGGTTACCATAAACAGGTACACCATATAAGGAATGGGCGGGGACAGAGTTTTTAATCATCACTCATAAGGGAATTGTTCCCCGCTACTTACCGTTTTGACTCTCCACAAACAATCTAAACAAATTTTTGATGTCATTAGGCAACATACCACCAACAACTTTTGCTCCAGTTTGACCAGTTTTCTTTGCTGCCTTATAACCTGCACCCGCACCACCAATAGGCAAAATAGCCATCAAAAGATTAGCCAAATTACCAGAACCACTAGCAACACTTTGTTTAGGTTTAACCAAATTGTATGCAGAGTCAGCACCAAACAGTTGACCCACACCAGTATTAGCCAATGCCTCTACACCTTTGCCAGCCTTAGCAGCATACGCTTGGGTTTGCGGACCAAGACCAAACATGCTTTGACCAGCACCCATAGGAGGAACCTCAATGTCCGATGCCTCTTGAAACAAATCCTTGGATTTCTGACCAACAGCCTGAGATTCAATAAATTTTAAAATAGCCCCAATATCAAAACCAGATTTTTTACCCTTAGGTTTTTTGACAGCCATAACTATCTACTTAGGCTTATTTTTTTTGATATCCTTACGGACTTGCTTGGCACGATTAGCGTTCCTAGAATCTCGGCGTGCTTTAGCCTCCGCAGAGTTCCTACCGCCAGCCTCTTTATACGCTTTGGCACGGTCCGC